CAACAGATCTTCCTATATCTGATCGTGTATCTTTTTCTCCAACGGTAACAGCAGGAAAGGTTAATGTGGACATACCTCCTATTCGTCATGCTCATGTTCCTGGTGAAATTAATAAATTTAAATTTCCTATTTTAGGTGGGGGTATAAAAATAAAATTAGGTAAAAAATATGGAGGTGATAATATAAGTTCTAATAAAGCTGCTAAAATTTTAGATCATGGTTATATTAGAAATAAACCTCTAACATTTAAACAAAGGGCTTTCTTTGGTTCTAAGCTTAATCGTTCATATGGAGGATTGATTAAAAAATATGAAAATGGTGGAGACATAAATACTCAAATTCCTTTAAATATTCAACCACAAGATAAACTAATAAAACCTAAAGATATTAAAATGAGAGGTAGTAGTAAATATACTATTGATTCGGATTATTATTATAGGAATAGAAAAAATGCAAAAATTATTAAACCTGTTCAAAATTTTTTAATACAACAAGGTTTTTTATCAAAAGGTGATAATGATGGATTTTGGGGAGCTCAAACAGAAGGGGCTTTACAGGATTATATTACAGATCAACATATATCTAATTTTGAATGGGGAGAAAATTTTACTCCTTCTTCTGACTTTCTTAGAAAGAAAGTATTTACTGAAAGTGGGGGATATTCTGATGTAAAATCTTCAGCAGGAGCTTTAGGATTAATGCAATTTATGCCAAAGAATGTTAAAGAATTTCAAAAAGGTGGAAGATATTTTGATGAAGTTAGAACAGGATGGTCCGCTTCAAATAATGCGGATGCTATTTTAGGCTCTCAATTATATATAAAAGATTTAGCAGAAAATTATGGAATTATAACTCCAAATATGGATCAAAAAGCAAAAGAAGCATTTTTAAATATAGCTTATAATTGGAGTCCTGATGGTGCTATGTATTTAAGAGATCATATTAAAACATTAACATATCCATCTGGAGAGAAAAAAGGACAGAAAGTTGATATTAATGATGTTAATTACTGGTTACCATATATAGAAAAAAATAGAGGTTTTGAAGGGGGATGGAGATATTTAAAAGATGAAGCAGGTGAACCTATATATAAAAAACATTGGTGGACAGCTGAAGAAATAAAAGCAGAAAAAAATCCGGAAAAGAAGAAAAAGATGAGAGGAGGATGGAAATGGACTAAACAATATGAGTTGGATGATAAAGGAGAAAAAATTCCTGCTTCATGGCATGTACCCACAGAGACTACAAATTATGCTAGAATATCTCATGGTATGGCAGATCCAAGTAATGAGAAAGTTACAAAAAAATTATCTGATTTAAAAGATTGGAATTATCAATTAAGCGATTTAATAAGAGATCCTAGATATATAAAAAAGAAAGAATGGGGAGGATATAGTCAAAGCCATCTTTCAAGACTTTTAGAACAAGGGGGTGATCCAGGTAAAACCGAACCGCCAGAAAATTCATATCCTGAATTAACTGGTAAAGGAGCTGTACAATGGCCTCCTAAATTTGCAAGTCAAGAAGAAGCAAATGCTCATGGATTCTATATAGATGGTAATGATAATGTATGGCCAAATTCTGCAAAAGGTAATATGGAATATACTCCTTTAGATTTAATACCTTTTGTACCTTGGTCAGCAGTTGGACATGGAGTTTCAAAATTTGCAGGTCCTATAATGCAAAAAGCTGATAACTTTTTTGCTCCTCTTAGTTCTAAAGTAACTAATTTCTTTAATAAGTTTCCTAAATCTAGTAAAACTGCAAGTGACTATTTAAAATCTAAAGGTCTTACTGTAAATGATCTTACAAAGACACAAGGAACTCCAGGAACTAGTCTTACAACTTATAATTTAGGAGATGATGCTGTTCTAAAAATTCCTATTAATAAAAGGGGAAGTTATGCAAATACATTTGATCCTTCACCAGAACTAATTAAAACAAATAGAACTACAAAAATAATTGATAGGGGTGAGGACTTTATGGTTACAGAAAAAGTTATACCTTATCACCGAAGTTCTAAAAGTAAAGTATGGTCAATGGATGAATCACAACTTTTAAATGATTGGGTTTCTGATTGGAATTTTAAAGGAGGTTTAAGTTATAATTTAAAACCAGATGATATGACTACACTTCTAAATGGAATGTCTAATCCATCTAAATATGGTCAGAGTGAAGGATTTAAAAAAGTATATGCTCAATTTGCAGAGAATCTTAAAGCTAATAACATGGAGGAGTTTTTAAATTATCCTCTAGAAAAAGATTTCTTTAGAGCTGGTAGTTGGGGTAAGCGTACAAATATTCCTCATGGTACTGCTACCACATCAGATTTTGTTAATTTTGATTTTGGTTCTATAATGGGTAGAAATTTTAATTAGGAAAAATAGCATAAACCGCTATAATAAAGCACAAAAAAGATTTAAAAAGCGTTAAAAAAAGTTGTTAATGAAAAATAAAATAATATTTTTGTAAATTGTAAATAAATTAATTGATTATGAGTGAACAAACTACTAATCCTTTTGAAGGATTTAAAACATTAGGAGGGGAAACAATAAAACCTGATAGTGTAGAAATTAAAGATGTGCCAAATACTGATGATGCTTTGGCAAAAGATACAGGAATTGTTGATAAAACAGAAGAACCTGTAGAAGAAGTAAAAGAAGAAAAAAAGAAAGAAGTAAAAGAAGAAGATAAAATAGATTTAACTCCTGAGTTAAATATTGAATATAAAGCGCCAATAGAAGAGGATAATGAAGAAGAAGAAGAAGCTCAAAATGATATAGAAGCGGGTATAACATCTGATGATACTGAGAATGAAGAGGTTTCACAGATAGGTGTTTTAGCTAAATATTTAAAAGAAGAAGGAGTTGTAGATTACGATGATGAATCTTTTGAAGATAATGAAGAAGGTCTCGTTAAAGTAATTGAAAATGAAATTAAAAAGGGTATAGATAAATATAAAGAAGATCTAGATCCTACAGCTAAACAGTTTATAGATTTTGTAGAAAACGGTGGAGATCCACAACATTTTACAAAAGCGTATTCAGAGGTAGATTTTAGTAAAATAAATTCTGATAAAATAAAAGGTAAATCTGAAGTACAAAAACAAATAGTTGCTGAATTAATGAAACAAGAAGGATATTCTCCTGAAGAAATTCGAGAAGAAATCCAGGATTTAATAGACGGTAATGTATTGCAAAGAAAAGCTAATAGATCGTTATCTAAATTACAAGTAATTCAGAATAAAAAAAGAGCTGAACTATTGCAAAGTCAAGAAGAACAAGCTCAAAAAAGAAAAGAAGAACAAGCTACCTTTTTAAGTAGCTTAAAAGAAGATATAGAGGGTCGAGAAGATATTGCCGGATTCTCTATCAATAAAAAGCAGAAAAAAGCTTTTTATGACTATATAACTAAAGCAGATCGGAAAACTGGTAAAACACAATTAGTGTTAGATTCTGAAAAGGATAAAGATGCTCAGTTAAAGATGGCTTGGTTATATTTTAATAACTTTGATTTTTCAAAGGTAGAAAAGAAAGCTAAAACAAAAGCAGTATCAACTTTAAGATCTCATTTGGAGCGTGCTTCTAATGTGTCCACGAAAAAACTGAAAAGTAAAGCAAGGACTAAAGTGACTGGAGATGATATTGATTTTAGTTTATTTTCTAAGGCAATTAGTTAATAATAATAATAATATTTAAAATTTTAAGTGAATGGCTATAAATGGATTGCAACTATATAGAACTAAGTGGCATTCTGGTTTAACTCAACAAAATCACTTATCATCTGCGTATTTAACAGAACCAGAAGTTATGAGTACATTAGTGACTCGTATCTTTGGGATGCAGGGTTCAAACCCTATCCAATACTTGACATCAGGTATGGGACGTTCTAAGGAAATTGGTAATAGAGAATATGACTGGCATTTACAAGGTGATGATGAAAAAGCAGTTGCAGTTACTGGTAACTTAGGAGACGGAGGCGTACAGCCTGGTCTAAATAGAACAACTTTTCGTGTTAAATTTAAAGAAAAGTGGTTCGCAAATCAAGAAGTTCTTGTCGCAGATGACAGATCTTACAGAGTAAGAGTAATGGAAGATCCCTATTTTGATGGAGGGGATTGGATATATACGTTAAAATTAACAAGTCCGGATCCGGCAAAATTTATGGATCCTGATTTAATTTCAGCGGGAAGACAATTTTCTAAAGAATATACTACAGTACCTGAGTTCTCTACTGGAGGTAACACTACTTTTAGTGCTCCTTTCAAAATGAGAAATCATTTAAGTACATTGAGAAAATCATATACAGTAACAAGAAGTGCTGCAACTGATGCACTTGTTATCCAACTCGCTGATCCAGCGAATCCGGGTAAAAAGTCAACTGTATGGACTCGATATGCTGAGTGGGAAGCAATGGCACAGTGGTATAGAGAGATCGAAAGATCTTATTGGTATTCAACATTTTCATCTGATGCTAATGGTATCACTGATATGTTGGGTAATAATGGACTTCCAGTTTATGAAGGTGCTGGTATTAGAGAGCAAATTGCTCCATCTAATATTAGAAATTATACTGAATTAACTGAGAATATTATCCGTGATTTCTTAATTGATCTATCATATAATGTAGCTCCTGAATCATCTAGAGATTTTGTTGCATTTACTGGTGAATATGGATTTGCTGAGTTTGACAAAGCTATGAAAACAGCTGCGTCTAATTGGACTTTA